GCGAAACCACAGGCTCGCTGTGGCTTCTAGACTCCTTGCATGCCAATGGAGAACTGGCGTTGCAATGGGTGAGCGAGAACAAGTTGATGGTTGTGGTTGGTGTTGTCCTAATCATAGTCGCATTTGTCGTCGCGTACTATGTCCAGCGCGCGTACGTTGCATCACAGCGCCCCCGCACGAGCCACAGCCAGCAGCACGGTGGTCGCAACGACGTCGACGACGACGACGACGACGTTGCGACAGATTTTGACGTTGACAGTGACTATGACTATGACTACGACGACGACGACGGCGGTGGCGACGGCGCCATGTTCAGTGCCAGCAAGGCGTCAACACCGATCCCGGAAACAACGCCAGGGCAACAGAGCGGAGGGGTCATCGGCAACCGCATGCCACCTACTGCAACGACGACACGACACGCACCCTCGCCGTCTCATGATGTGGCGATGGCATCGTCAGCGCAACGTATCATGGCGCCTCCGTTACAGAGCGGCGGCGGCGGCGGCGGCGGCGGCGGGGGCGGTGTCGATTCCGTAACGTCGGCGCTCGGTCCTCGGCCAACCTCTACGACGCAAATGTCACGACGAGGCACCGAGAGCATCCGAAGTATTGCCTCGATGGCGCCCGTTGCTGCAGGCGGTGGCGGCGGCGGCGGAGGCGGGCAAGACGCCGGTGTTACACGCAACACGAGCCCTGCTACTGGCGGCCCTGTTACCACCGCTACGGGTAGTTTCTCGGCGCTGCTGCGTGGTACGTGGAGGGGTGACCGGCGAACGGGGGAACACGTCCTGCTCGATGTTGATCCTTCCAAGCCACGACGCGTGAAGATTGAGTGGTACACTAGCGCGGGCGACGGCGCGCCGTCATACGCGGGTTACGTGGAGCAGCGTTGGGAGAGTCTGCCGGCGTTTGTTAACGATGCACCCGTGTCGGTGATGTACGATCGCGACAGTGACACGATCAAGGTCGACGCAGCGTTCCTCCCCCACCCCAGTGTGTTTCGGCGATCGAACGGCGGCGGCGGCGGCGGTGCTGCTACTGCCTGAGGGAGCGGCGCGTGTTGATGACTATAAACGCTTTCTGCGCCAAAACTCGATCGACTATTGTGACAGCCCAGAAAGCAACAGAGTACGTGCAGGCTCACACACACACACACACACACACACAATGGTGGACATCAACGAGAACCCCGTGGTCGGGATGACAATGACCGGGGGGTTGCAGCGAGGCTACGACAACAACATGCTCGGGCGAGCGCCAAGTGTTGTCGTGGCCATCGACAGTCGTGACCGTGATCGCTGCCGGTACAAGCGCGCGAGCAACTTTCGCATCAAACTACCGCGTGTGTTTCGAGGCGTGTACACGGTGCGTTTACTCAAGGCGATCGTGCCGTTTCACACCGACTGGTACCCGGAGCGCTACGTTGTGCTCCGTTGTCCCGAGTTGGAGGTGATGGAGGGAGCAAAGTCACAAGATTACCATGTTACGAACCCGGTTGCCGACCTGGGGTTTGCCGTGTTCTCGCCTGGACCGAGTCTGCCAACCACTGGCACACCGGCGTACGCGCCGCGCACCCTTGTCTACGACGACCTCGTCTTCCACAAGGTGTTTTCACCACCGCGTGCCACTCTGTCGTCACTTAGCATCGAGTTGTGGCTCCGTGGCGACGGAACCAACGAGCGCCGAGCAACACTGCCCGAGGAAGCGGCCGGCACGCCGACAGCGGCAGAAAACAACCTCCTCCTCGAGTTTGAGATTATCTCACAAGCGTAGAGATAAACATCATGGAAAAAATCACACGACGCGTGACACGATAAAAGGCGACGACGACGACGACGACGACGACCATGGTTGCAATGATTAATCACAGTCTTTATCAACAGCCGCCACAGGACACCACACAGGGCATCGCACACCCAGCCCCCCCCCCCCACACCAAGCATCATCATCATCATCATCATCATGAAGAGCCTTATGCAACGCATGACCGAACAGCGCCGCAGACGCGGCGGGGGCAGTGGCTGTGGCGGCGGTGGTGGGCGCACAGAAGAGCGTACTGAGAGTCTCAACGACTATGACTATGGCGTACCACTCCCGGCAATGCCATCATTTGACACGACGACGACGACGACGCAACCCACTAGCCCACATCAATTGCAACAAGCGCCACGCCTGCCACAACAGGCGTGGCCAACCTCTACGCCAGACACTGCTACAGCGATGCCGAGCCTGTTGTCTACCTTGGCGTCGGTACAACAGGCGCCCCCAGACTCTCGTCATCATCACCCCTACGTGCATCCCGACCGACAAAGGATGATCAGCGACAGTACTGCTACTGTGACTGGTGGTGGTGGTGGTGGTGGTGGTGGTGCTCGTCAAAACGTTGGCCCCGTGAGAGAAAGACATGGCAAAAAGACTCATAAGACTAGAACGACTGTGCCAAAGCGCCCGCGCAACATTGTCGCACCGTTGCCGTCACGGGATGAGCGCGAGCGACAGTACGCAGAGAACAGGCGACGCGTTGAAGAACAGAAACAGGAGCAGTCCCGCCGCGCTTCTGCCGCGGCAGCGGCCGCCGCAGCGTCCGCACCCGTCCAGTGTCCAGTGGACGTTGCGATGCAGGCCATCGAAGCCTCCGCTGCTGCTGCTGCTGCTGCTGCTGCGGCATCTGCTACTGCGACATCCGACGTAACAATGGACGGCTGCTGTGGCGGGGGCGACGGTGTTGTTGGTGACAATGAGAATGCAGCGTTTGGAGACGTGGTCAAGACGTCAGAGTCACTTCGAGACCGTCGTAAACAGTTCCCCGGGACTGGTACTGCACACTCGGCGCACTTTGGTACCAGTGCGTTCACACAGCCCTGTTCTGGGTTTCCGTTCCTGCAGGAACGTACGACCGTGCGTGGGCTCGTTCGCTCGTTGCACGGGAAGGAGGAGCCGTGGCCACAGACGAGTGAGTACGCCTGTTGGCACGACGGTCATTGCTTTGACGGGTGCCCGTTTGGCGTGCCTGTTCGATGGGTCGAGACAGAGCCTGATAAGACGCCGACTACCGTGTACATGATTGGAAACTTTTGCTCGCCCAATTGCGCAGCGGCGTTCAATCACAGCATGGAGTCGATACCTTCGCGTACGCGCGGTCAGCGTCACAGTATGTTGATGCGAGTGTGCAAAGAGTTTTTCGGAATGGACCTGCGCTACAGGCCGTTTTGCCAGGCGCCGCCACGCCAGGCGCTTGCCGAGTACCAGCGCGACGGCATGACGATCGAGGAGTACCGCAAGTCGTTTAGACGTGGTGTTGAGATTACATTCGTCCCGCCGATGCTGCTGCTGGTCACGCCCGAGGTGCAGTGTGTTACCACCGAGATGAAGACACGTAGCGACGCGCTGCGCAACGCACAAAGGGCACGGGGACAACACGAGGTGATCGAGCAATCGTCAGACGCCGCACGCGCCGCGCGTCGCACACCACGCACGCAGGACGACGGCCGCTCGTCGTACGCGGCACGTCAAATCGTCGCAGCAGGCAAGCGCCACTCGTACCCTGTGATTCACAACGACGACGACGGCTACGGCTTCTCGTCTGCGTCGGGCAAGCCAGTGGAGCGAGGCGCAAAGGCTGTATGCAACACGAAACCCCCGTCGTCCTCGGCAACGGCGGCAGCAACGGGCATCGAGGCTTTTCTGACGGCAAAGGCGTTCGTTTGAGAGGCACACACTATTATGAGCAGCATGAAGCAACCAGGCAGACGCCGACAACAACACCGACGACGACAAGACCAGACAACGGCCGCACTGCAATGACGACGTCTGCCTCAAAGTCATCGTCCACCGTTGCACGACCGACAAAGCGCGCAAAGACCACCACTGTTGCTACTGCAGCCGCTCGCACCACCCCCCCTGCCCCTGTCGCACCTCGTAAGTCGTCTAGCACGGTGCCTCGTGCCGTAACCCGCGTAGTCAAGACACCAACGCCGGTACCGGCACGCGCGACGTCTGCGACCAACAAGACACCACGTGGTGATGACGACGATGACGACGACGACGACGACGACAGCGAGCGTGGCTACGACAGCGACGAGCAGTATGAGAGTGACTTTGTTGAGGATGACTTTGCCGAGCACGAGGCAGCCGAGAAGACTCAAGACGCCGTAGTCGAACTGTCGCGTGTGCTCGATGCTATGCACGGTTACAGGTCTACGAGCAGCGGTGCTGCGGCCACGTACGCTGATTCGATCATCCACCAGTTGACAGTGTTGACGGAACGAGCCGAGGCACGAAAGGCTGTCAAGAACGCACTGTCGGACCTCATGTACAGCATCAATCGCTACAACCAGTCAGCGTATCGCGAAACAAACGGCCCCCTCGAGCGACTGTCACCTGCGTGGGGATCATCGCTGCGACGTCTGGTGGCAGTGTTGCCAGACGCTGCCGCGGAGATTGCAAAGGGAGGAAAGTAGCAGTAGTAGCAAATACACGCCCCGCTCCACGACTGTTATGTCATTGAGCGAACGTGATCTGCCCTGTGGCGATTGTGAGAGTGGCGCTGCTGCTGCTGCTGCTGCTGCTGCTGCTGCTGTCGTAACATTGCAATGTGCACTACGTCGCTTGCTAGCAACACACTGAGTGTAACGACGTGCTTCTCGTATCTAATGCGTTCCTGGACGTTGTCGACGCCAATCTCGCGCGCAATGTGCACCAGGTCCACTTCGTGGCGATCGATAAGGTACACGAGAGTGTACAGTGTCAGTGTGACGTGTAGCATGTAGCCCGAGGTCACGTGGAGCGCCGTGCAATGCTTCAGTGCTAGTTTGACGAGGTGATTGATGTACGTCAGGTCGTTGCGACTGAGGTAGAACGCATCGTCAATGTTGTAGTAAATCTTTTGTAACTTTGTCATGGCCAACACAAAGTCGGTGACTACGTTTGTAACGTCGTGGAGCGAGCGGCCGATGGTGTCGCCAATCTCGGACAAAAGTCTATCGGTTTGAGCAGCCGCATCGGCGGCGGAGACGGGGGCTGTTGCCATGGCACGCGCACACACGCCTTAGCGGGTACATTGTGTCGTAGATAATTACTCGCGTTTGCCGACCGTGTAAAAAAATCACCCCCCGCCGTCGAGAGCAGTCGGCGGCCGTGCACCTACCGCGATCAGATGGCGGCGACAACGGGCACGGACACGGACACGGTCACGGACACGGACACGGCCACGGGGGCCAACGCGCCGTCTCTCGCCGACAACAACACGAGTACTACTGTTACTGCTACCGCTGCTACTACTACAGCCGCTCTTGCAGCAACGTCCACACGGTCCGAAAACACCACGACACCCGCCAAGGACGCTGACACGGCCACGGCTACTGCCCCCTCGCCGGCACCCAAGATCTCACGTGCACAGCGACGCGCAGAGGCTCGACAACGAGAAAAGGACTCTAGGAACATTGTCAAGTGTAAGGAGGACTATTTAGAGAAGCAAAATGTAGCAACAGAGGGGGGTGCGTCGCCTGCGCCGCCGCCCGATGCGCTCGTTGCGAGACCCGGTGATCGCGTCGGCAGCAAGCGTGACCCGCCACACTACGACGTGCCCGGTCAACAATTCCTCGTCATCTCTTTTGTTGCACCCCAGGGCACGCGGCAGAAGAGCAAAAAGGTGGCGATCAAGTTTCGCGGCGCGTTTGAAACCGAACAAGAGGCAAAGGCACGCGTCGAGGAGGTTCACAAGTTTGATCCCGACTTTGACGTGTTCTTTGTCGACATGTACAAATGGATCGAACTGCCGCCGCCGTTCCGTACGATGATGCAAACGCCCATGCGCTATGAGGACGAGGACCTAAACAAGACGATGCAGGGCTATTACCGCGGCATCGAGTCGAGTGCACGCGAGGTGAAGCAGCGTGTGCAAAAGGCAAAGGCAGAGGCTGCCGAACGCAGTGCCGCCTACTACAAAAAGGAGGGGATCACGGCGCCGCCGTCGGCTGCCGAGCGCAAGCCGCGGCCCGAGTACAACTACACGCAGCCAGACCTAGGAAACCAAGAGGTCGTTGCAAAGGCGAGTGCCTACGTACCGTTCCGCAAACCAGAGGCCGAGGAGACAAGGGAGCGCGAGGAGCAGGAGCAGAAGAAGCGCGAGTTTGAAGAGGCACGTCAGCGCGAACTCGAGTCGTGCATTCCATTCGACCTCAACACTGGCACAATCGTGGAGGGCAACGACAACAGAAGTGCCCCCGATGCCACAACAGCAGGGTCGGGCGTCGTGGGTCGCCTGAGCAACGACACTGGGGACGACGACTTGTTTCTTTGAGTAAAGCCACCGTCATACGCGTCTGTTTAATACGTCTTAAATGACACGACTACAGAGTGAGTGAAACACGCACGCACGCACGCACGCACGCACGCACGCACGCACGCACGCACGCACGCACGCACACGATGGACGACGAAAGCAGATGCAACCCGCTA